AAACCTTGCAAGCGCAGTCACTGGCGAAACCGGAACCGGGGCACTGGTATTTGGGACAAGCGCAACTCTTGACGGAGTAACGCTTACCGCTACTGCCAGCACGCCAGTTATTCACGGAATTCAACTTCCTGCAACGCACGGGATTTCGTTTGAGGGCGCGACGGATGACGCCAACGAAACACGACTTGAGGCAACAGATCCAACGGCGGATCGCACCATTGCCCTACCTGATGCAAGCGGTACGATTGCGCTTACCAATAACAAGCTTAGCGCGTTTGCTGCAACAAGTTCAGCAGAACTTGCTGGCGTAATCTCAGATGAAACGGGAACTGGCGCACTGGTCTTTGCCAATACGCCAACCCTTGTCACGCCAAACATTGGCGCAGCAACTGGTACGAGCCTTGTGCTTTCTGGCGACCTAACCGTCAATGGAACGACCACTACGCTTAATTCCACAACTGTCACCGTAGACGACAAGAACATTGAGCTTGGCTCAGTTACAAGCCCAACCAATACCACGGCTGACGGTGGTGGTATTACCCTTAAGGGAACAACTGACAAGACCATCAACTGGGTGAACGCGACCGCAGCATGGACTCTTTCCGAGCACGTAGACCTTGCCAGCGGCAAGGTATACAGGATTAATGGCACGGAAGTCCTTAGCGGCACGACCCTTGGCAGCGGAGTCACTGGCTCAAGCCTGACCTCGGTTGGCACGATTGCCACCGGCGTGTGGAATGGTACCGACATTGCAGTTGCAGACGGCGGTACGGGCGCAAGCACGGCAGCCGGAGCAAAGACCAACCTTGGATTTATGACCCGCTATTCTGGCAGCGCCACGTGGACTGCTGGAGAAGCGAAGGCTATCACCCATAGCCTTGGGACAAAGGATGTCACGGTTGCTCTTTACAGCGGCGACGATCTGGTCTTTGCTGAAGTAGCCACCACCAGCACAAGCGTGGTGACGGTTACAATCAGCCTTGCTGGGACATATCGCTACGTAATTATTGGGTAACTAGTTGAGAGCCGAGGGCTCTGGTAGGATGGCGCTATGACAAAATTCATAGGTAATTCCATTACCCTGCCAAAGCTCTCGGCTGCTCCCAGCTCTCCCGCGTCTGGAGACGCCTACTACAACACCACAGATAACACTGCCTATGTCTATAACGGCACGTCTTGGCTAGATCTTGCTGCAAGTGGCGGCGGTTCTGGCGATATTACTGAAGTAATTGCTGGTGCTGGCCTAACAGGAGGCGCTACATCCGGCTCTGCCACCCTCAATGTAGGAGCGGGCACTGGCATTACGGTCAACGCTGACGATGTGGCAATTAACACCGCAACCGTACCGCTAAAATCTGACAACCTTGGCGCGTTTGCTACCTCAACATCTGCCGCCATTGGTGTGGGGACCATTGAACTTGGTCACGCTACAGACACAACTTTGGCTCGTTCTGCCGCAGGAATAGTTGCGGTTGAAGGCGTTACGGTTGTAAGGCTATATAGCGCCGCACTTACGGGGACGGGCACATCGTTTACCGTCACCCACGGGCTTGGCGCAGTGTGGGTCACCGTCATGGTTTATGATACGACCACAGGTAAATACATTATTCCAGACCACACCATTAATCTTTCTTCTGGAACCCCAACGGGAACCGTAACCATCACCTTCCCCGCTTCCGTAACGGGGAGCAACTACAGGGTTGTTATCACAGGGTAAGGAGGTAACGTGCCAAGCATCCAAACATCAGCACAGTTGCCAAAATACTCCTCAGCACCATCTAGCCCATCTGTGGGCGATATTTATTTTGACACTACTGACAAAGAACCAAAGGTGTATGTCAACATTGACGGTACGCCTAAGTGGCTTGGCCTTGGGCAAAAAACTGTTGTTCAAGCATATGCGCCAGGCTCATACACATGGACTCGCCCAACAAATGTGACATACCTTGATTTTATTTTTGTAAGAGGCGCAGGTGGCGGTGGGGCTAGTGGGCATTTATTTGCTGGTCGAGGAACATCATCTAGCACTGGGGGAAATGGGGGAGGAAACTCTGCTGCATTACTGTATGCGTCCAATGTCTACGTTGGCGACACTGCAAGTTTTCCTGTGGTTGTTGGTTCTGGCGGGGCTGGCGGGGCTGCGCGAACATTTTCTAAAGGAGCGTCATCAACGTCAAACACGCAAACCCTTGGAGCCCAAGGCGGTCAAGGCGGCACAACATCGTTTGGAGATTTAACAGTTGTTGGAGCACTGGGTGGAAATGCTGGGACCACAATAAATACACAACCAACACTAAGGAATCTTGCATCGTTCACTGGTATTTTTATGGCTAACTCTACAGAAATCTCTGGTCAATACGGCGGTCAGGGGAGCACTTCAATTGGCACAGGTGGAGCTGGAAATGCTTCAAGCGTACAACTTTCAAACTTTTTGTATTACAATCAATCAACATTAACTGCAACGGCTGGTGGAAGTCCATCTGGATCAGGCGGCTCTACGGCAACTGGAACGGCGGGAGCAGCCGCAGGCGCAGGAAATTCTGTTCTTGGCGGTGGCGGTGGAAGTGGCGGCGGGATTGCTGGGGCATCTGGGGCAACGGCGCGAGCTGGTGGCGCAGGTGGAACTGGTGGCGGTGGTGCTGCTGGTAGTTGTTTACATGTTCACATTGCGTCAACCTCAACTGTTTCTCGTACTTCTGGCTCTGGCTCTGCTGGCGTGCAGGGCGGCGGCGGCGGAGCTGGCGGATCAATTTCTTCTACCGCAGGTAGCACCACCATCTATGATGCATCCACAATATCGCTTACCTCTGGGGCGGGCGGAGCAGGTGGAGACGGTCTTATTATCATTGCGTATCAGGGGTAAAAGATGCCAGCATTTTTAACCAGTCAGAATCTTCCAAACTATGCATCAGATCCTTCTTCGCCCGCAGACGGAGATGCATACTTCAATACGACCACAAACTCTGTGCGGATCTATGTAAATTCAACCGCCTTATCGGCTTCTCGTTGGGTTGACCTTGCTGGGTACCAAGTGGAAACATTTACGGCGGGTTCTTATACGTGGACTCGACCAAGCAACGTGACGCATTTAAAATTTGTCTATGCTATTGGTGCGGGCGGTGGAGGACAAAATGGCGAATTAAAAGCAGCCCGAGGCGCTATTACCACTGCAAATGGGGCAAGTGGCGGCGGCTATGGCGCAGTTGTCCGGATTGATAATTTGTATGTTGGGCAAAATTCTACAATTTCTGTCTCGGTTGCAACTGGTCAGATTGGGGCAACTGCCAAAACGTTTAGCAAATCTTCGGGATCAACAACGACAAGCGCACAGGGGTATTCTGCAAGCACAGCATCATATAGCGCAACCACATTTGGATCGTATGTTTCTGCTGGATCTGGAAATGACTATCAAGGGGGCGTAGCAATTGGACCTTACTACGGAGCGGTTTTATATAATGGAGATCTTGGTGGTGGGGATGGCGGAACAATTGATTATTCTCCAGCAGATGCCGGCAGGTCCACATTTTCTGGAACTGCATTCACTAGGGCTGCTGCTTCAACAACTCAAGGAGGATTTTCTCCAACGGCAGGAAATGCATCAATCATTTCTGGATCATCCACGGGAATTCTTACGGCTGTTGCTAGCACAGTTTCTTCGTCAGAATCTGGGCTTCCGCCAGCAAGTGGAGGAGCATCTGGCGTATCAACCGCTTCATATCAGTTTACTGCACCCACGGCTGGCGATGGCGGGGGTGGAGGATCTGGCGGAGGTGGTTCCGCTGGCGCTGGTGCTGGTATGAGTATTGATAGTACTGGTGCAACAAGCGGTGTGTCTGTAAGCATTACTTCTGGAAAAGGTGCTAACGGAAATATTGGCTGCGGGGGTGGAGCATCAGGATCTGCTGTTCTTAGTGCCGCAACAGCACAATATGATGGTCTAACAATTAGCATGACAGTTCCAGCGGGGGGCAATGGTGGCGACGGCCGTATCTATATTGCCTATGTGGCGTAATCATGCCTAAAATCCTTACTAAATACAACATTCCAAATTATTCCAGCGCACCAGGAAGCCCTATTGCTGGCGACACGTATTTTGATACAGGCACGGATAGCATTAATGTCTACGATGGAACAAATTGGTTTGCGCTGAATAGTAAATTAACTGTTGTTTCATTTCCGTTAAATTCAAGCACATGGTTGCGACCAGAAACGGTTACCGTTCTTGAATTTGCGTTTGCACGCGGCGCGGGTGGCGGTGGTCAATCTGGGCAGATAGTGATTGATACTGCAAACGGAACGCCTAACGCTAAAGGTGGAGGAAGTGGTGGATCTGGTGCTGTTGCCTATGCAATTGGCATTTATGTGGGCGGAGTATCCTCTGTTTCTGTAAATGTTTCACCTGGTGGAACTGGAGGAACTGCCGCAACCTTAGTAAAATCCTCAGGAACAGCCCTTGCGGCACAAACGATTACTGGCGGTGGCGCAGGGTCTACATCCGCAACAACGTTTGGCTCATATCTATCAGCAGGCGCTGGAACCACAAATGCAACCTCAGGCTCTGCTGGGTCTGCTGGGTCAGCATCGGCAACCATCCACGGCGCAATTGTGGTGAACGGAGTTGCAGGACGGGCATCAGCAGTAACTGGTGGTGCTGCTGGGACTACTGGAATCAGTTCTGGAACTGGTGCCTCAACTTATTTTACAATGCACAATGGCACGCGAGTTGCTGGTGGAGACGGATCTGCTTCCTACATTACCACATACACAAATGTTTCAATCGTTTTGGGTGGGGCGGGGAATGGCGGCTCTGCTGGGGACCTTGGCGGCGGCGGCGGAAGCGCTGGTAGTGCCACTCCAGCAACTGTTGGAAATGCTGGAAACGGTGGCGCTGGCGGCGGCGGTGCTGCTGGGGGATCTGTTTCCTTTGCGGCAAGCGCCAACGCTGTTATTACCGCCAACGCGGGAAACGGTGGCGCAGGGCAAAATGGCGGCGGTGGTGGTGGTGGTGGTAATATGGCAGTGCGGTTTGCTTCAACGACCACGTCTGCAAACTCAACACTGAACATTCAGGCGGGAGCGGGTGGCGCAGGGTCTGACGGACTACTTATTATTGCATATCAAGGATAGGAGAAAAGCATGACACGATACGCGTTCACGGATGCAGACAATGTTTGCAAGCAGATTATTACTGGGGATTTGACTGAGGAGCAGTTGGCGGTCTTTGACGCTGACTACGCGATTCTTTTTCAAGCCACGGCGCGACATGAGATCGGGCTTGAAGACCCAGCTCAAATTGGTTGGGTTCTGGTTGACGGAGTATTTACTGATCCAAACGCGTAAACTGACAAGAGCAAATAAATAACGTAGAGCGCTAATGTGTTGATTGCCTAGCGCAATCATCGGATAATCTCACTGCCCACCAAACCGCAGCGAGGTGTCCGTGAATAAACTCTTTGTTATCGGTTGTACTTTGTGGCTTATTGCCGCAACGCTTGTGTATTCCATTGTTGTTTCGCCAGTTCATGGCGCTCAAAACAGTTATGTAGATCGCACGCAAGACTTCTGGATTACTGTTCCCGAGCAAAGCCTCCTTCACATTTGGACTGATCTGTGTGACAACAGCACCGCTGGATGGTGCCCCGGAACCGTTGACTCCATGCTCTGGCTATATGACAGCAATGGAAATCTTATTGCCGCCAATGATGACTCGTACACTGAGCACACGGGTGGATATTCCCTTGCTTCAACAATCCGAATTTCTGTTCCAGCGGGAAACTATCGAGTTCGTGCTGGCGTGTGCTGCGGAGACCCAACGGCAGATCGGTTCTATGGAAATCATTACTACATGATTAGCAACTTTGAGGCGGAGCTTGCGCCGGGAACTCCTTCGGCAACATGGACCCCAACGCCCCCACCAACCCCTACACCCACACCTACCCCAACACCAACTCCTGAACCAACGCCAACCCCTACACCAGAGCCAACTCCAACCCCAGAGCCAGATCCGTACCTTAATGTTCCTACGGGACTCATGGTTACGGTTTATTCTGACGGAAGTGTCTACTTGACTTGGGATGCCCCAGAGGCAAGCAATGTGGACATTGAACGATACGGCGTTTTCTGGACAACAGGAGACCTTGCGGGTTGGGGGGCGCCAGCCTTGGGAACAAACATGACCATTGCCAACAGCGTATTTATTGAGAATGGAGGAGTTGATGCTACCTACACATTCTGGATTCGAGCAGACAACGACAGCCAACACGTGTACTCAGAGTCCTCACCAAGGGTTTCAGTGTTCGTGCCGCGTATCCCAGAACCCGAGCCAAGCCCAACCCCAACCCCTACGGAGGTACCATCCATTGAGCCAACCCCAGACCCGACTGCCACACCCGAGCCGACGCCCGAACCGACCGTGGAGCCTACCCCAACTCCTACGCGCGAACCTGTTCCTAGTGATCCTTCTAGCCCTGAGCCTACACCACGTCCTAGCCCGTCCGTAGACCCGTCTAGGAGCCCCGTAGAGCCGAGTTTACCCCCAACCCCCTCTCCTAGCCCAGACCCAACAGAAACGCCCCTAGAAACCCCAATTCCGACGGAGGTACCAACCCCTGAACCTAGCCCATCTGCTGCTCCTGAAAATCCGCTTGAGGCGGCTGGAGCTGCGGTTGAGGCTGTTGGAGAGGCAGTTGGTGCGGTTGCAGAAGCGGCTGCCGAAGCCGTAGGCGCTGCTGCCGAGGTAGTTGCAGAAGCAGTCGGCGCGGCGGTAGACAAAGTCGCCAATCTCGGTAAAGATATTACTGAAGAAAAGCGTCAGGAGCTTCGCACCGTTGTCGGCCCTGCCGTCATCATGACCCAGATTGCCCAGGCTGCTGCCGCTGCTGCGGGTGCCGCCCGAGGCGGTAATGGCGGTGGCGGTGGCGGATTTGGTGGCGGTGATGGTGGCGGCGATAAGCCCAAGGGCGGAAAGCGCTCGTCACGCAGGTCAGGAAATCGGGCTGCTGGGAAGTCCCCGGCAGGAAAGTCGGCCCCCAAGCCATTGAATAGGAGAAACCGCTGATGAACTGGAAGAACATTGGATCGCAGATCATTAACGAACTTGTGTCGCAGTCGTGGACCATCTTTGGTCTGCTTGTGGGCTGGATTGTCCTCCCAGACGGCGAGACCCGAAACTTTGTTGGAGTAGTGTTGGCGTCTCTGTCACTCGCGTGGCTGGTGACAATGCCGCTTCGCCTCTCGTGGGGCAGCGACGAGGAGTAGTTAGCCGATAACGATATCGGTGTTCTGAGGGATCTTCTCTTGCCAGGCCCAGCCTGAACCCTTGTAGACAACTTTGGGGGCAGAGAAGGTCACTCGCATCTCACCGCTGCACTTCTCGCAGATGACCTTAGCATCATCAGACATGGGTCGGACTACCTCTACTACAAGGTCACAAGGCTTGCATTGAAAGTCATATCTAGCCATATTTGCAGTATAACAGAAGACCCACCCCAAAGGGTGGGTCTTCTTATTGCTGCTAGGAGAGATTACTTGGTCTCTTCTGCATCAACTTCGTGGAACTCGTGGGCATCTTCGTTAGCAAGGCTTCCTGCAAGTTCATCCGGAATGCCATCCCCATCGGTGTCAATGGCGCTTCCAGTGATGTGCGAGGTGCTTGCCGCCTCTTCTCGAGCAACCTTAGCCTTGCCAACGCCGAACTTGGCATCCTCTGGGTTCAAGGCGCGCACAATGATCTGAAGGCAGGCAGCAAGGCCAGCCGAGACCACGGTGCGGAAGTCGCCGCCCGAGATGTCAAGAAGCGGAATGCCAAGACCGAGGGCAACGGCGATAGATGTCCCGAGGAAGGCGCGACCAGCCTCAAGGAGCATTTCGTCAATACCCGTGTTGTCCATAATCCACTTGAGCTTTGTCGTGATTGCGTTCATAAATCCCTCTCTTACTTGTTTACGTGCTGACCGCACGCGGGGCAGGGCGCAGGCTTGACTGGCGCCACTGGCGCAGGAGCCGGCGCTGGAGTCTCAACTGGAGCGACCCAACCCTTTGGTGCGCTAACAATAATAACATGCTTAAATGCTGGGGCAACATGTGCCTTTGATACACGCTTGCTATCGGCGAGCTTTAGCAGGGTGTCCTCACTGATGAGAACGCCAAACTGCTCGTTACCCTTGCCCGAGCGCGTTGGGCATGCCCACTGCCAGCCAAGATCCTTGTCCCAGGCGGCTGCGGTCATATGCCCATAACCGCTTGCAATGTGTTTAGGGTCTTTCTTATAGCCCCCGCCACCCTTGCCCCACCACTTAGCCCACTTTGTGTGCCAAGCGCTGATTTCAAGTCCGGCTGGATAGCCAATAGGCTGCTGAACCCAAACGCCAATGGCTGCGCCAGCCTTGGCTGAGGCAACTACATCGTTCCAGTCTTTTGCCCAGCGGGCTTCTGCGCCAAGAACTTTTGCCGTCTTAATAAGATCGCCAAGAGACGATCCATTGTCGCTAACGCCCTGCTTTTCAACAAAACCAGTAGCCTTTGCCTTAGCGGCAATGCCATCGCCAGCGGAGAAATCTTTTCCTGCGGCGTATTTAAACGCCCACGATACGCATGCGGCAATGCTTGACGGACCGCAGTCGTCTAAGATGCCGCCCTTTTCCTCGTGATCAAGCTGAGACTTGACCTTGAACTGGAGTGCCATGAAACCTCCTTATGTGATTGCCAAAAGGCTTCCATAGTTTATCCCGATCTGAAACTAGGGTCTATGGCAAGGGATTCTGCGGCTAAAGCCTATAACTTAGCCTCAATTTCCTTAAGGCGTGTGTCAATATCAAGTAGTGCCCGAACTAGGAGCGCCTCCATCTCGTTTTGGGGAATGTTGACGGCAAGCACCGTAGTCTCTTCCTCGCTCCCAGTTGCAATCTCGGCCTCTTCACCGTTAATGTTCATGGCTTCAACCCAGTGCTTAAGGTCAGTTGTGGCAACTTGATCTGCAATAAATCCAAGGCGTGTTCCATTATCCGCCACTGAGTCAGTGCGCTCATGAAGGTGTGGAGCTTTCCACTTAAATGCCACTGGGATAAGTTGTCGCAGGGTATCTATTGCGCCAGAAATCTCGGTAATTTCTTCCTTAAGACGTGAATCTGATGGTGTAGTAAGTGCAGCATACTTCCATCCACCTGCACTATAGACATAGAAGCGTGTGTTGGTGTTATCAAGTGCCGTCCCGCCGTTTGTAACCACGTCAGCAAATACGTCTTGGGTTCCTGTTCCATTTACGGTTGTGGTTGGGGCACCCGGCAAAGACTTAACAATAAGGCAGCCAGGTTGAGTACCAGACAAAGATACCTTTATATCCGCACCACCAAATTGCCATTGGCGACCATTTGTTCCAGCAAGATCAAGACTTAGTCCGCTTAATGAAGAACTTGCGTAAAGCGCACCATCAAAACCAATACTTCCGCTAGATGCAATGTCTCCAGTTGCAACAAATTTATCATCTGTTTTTAATGTATTTGCCGCTGATCGGTAAATGTTTGTATCTTTTCCAGAACCAAAGACAATCCCGCCATTTGCGGCAGTCTGTTGACCTTGAATTCCCATGGTGTCTGCAATGTCCGCGTCAAAAATAAGGGAGTCGTCGCCAACATAAACCGCAGGGTCTGCTCCGCCAGTTGCTGTCCTAATTGCCGTTGTTACAGAGAGATCCCCAGTGACATTGAGCGTAGACGCAGATCCAGAGTAAAGGCTGGCTGGGCTTGCGCCGCCAAAGTCAAGGCCGTTTGCCCCAATCTCAATAACGTCGCGTGTAGTTGGTGCTCCAGCAGTTGATCCCTTGCCGCGTAGGCGAAGGTTTCCACCCTTGCTCGCGTCAACAACAATGCCAGCACCCTCATATGTGACTGCCTGGGTAACAAAGCCAGGTGTCCACGAGCGAACAACGGAACCTTCTTCAAACTGCGCGCCGTCTACGTAGACGCTATCCCCAATAGATCCAGTTCCGTACAAATGCAACGTTGGCTTAACCCAAATAACGCCAACTGGCGTAACAAAGGTATAGGTTATTCGGTACCAGCCCTCGGCATCTGGCGTGAACGATGCATAGTTTGCCGAACCAAGCGTTCCGTTAACGTCTGCAATCTCGCCGTAAGAGATTGCTTGAGTGTAGCCATCCCCTCGATAGACGCGGAGCTTCAGAGATCTTCCAGACAGAGAAACTGGCTTGACGTATGCAGACATTGTATATCTGGTGTTAGGGATAACAGATACATCGTATTGAGCCGTTGCGCCAACAGTTGATCTATTTGGTTGAATGAATGAAGCGCCAGTTCCCGTTGCCTTCCAGAGCGCTGATTTTGTGCCAAACCGATGCTGTTCTGAGTCAAGAACAAGTGTTCCGGTATCAGTGGTCCAATTGTCTGGTGGAACAGCAGAAGTATTGTACGTAAACGTCATATCGGTGATGTACGGTTTTGTGCCGTCATCAGACGATAGGCGGACAAGTGTCTGTAGGTAACGCTGTGTTCCGATCAATGAGCCAAGATCGGTACCCCACGTTCCAGTAGTTGCGGAAATAGTTGATGTTGCTCGGTACAATACTGCAGCTTGTGTGTTTGATGGTGGCGGAGAGTAATCAAATGCCCATTGACCAGACGACGTAGAGTTAGCATCCCATCCATAAATCGCTTGACCCCAGCGTACCTTGAATGCCGATGTGGACGACTCAGTAGAGGAAACATTTGCACTATCCCAGACTTCAATGGTCCACCAGTAAGCCGTTCCATTGACAAGACCAGTGATAGTTTGCCACCCTGTATATCCAGATGCGGACGTCAACCAGGATGGAGCATCGGCATTTGCTGGTACTGAAAAGTTAGTATTAAGACCGTATTCCGCATCAACAACCTTTCCTGAATTGTAATAAGTAGTTGTCTTTGAGGAATTTGAATAGATCTTAAGACGCCAAGCAGTCTGACTTCCAGTACCACCACTCGTTGACCATGTAAATTTTGGAAGAGCATATTGTGTGGTTGTATCCCACTCGCGCGCATCGGAGAGATTTGTAATTGGGGCAATGCCGCTTGCCGAAGGGCTAGTAATAGTCACTGTTGGAGTTACTGGAGCGCTTTCGGTATAGGTAACAGCAATATACGAAGCTGCCCCATTTACTCCGCCAACCCAGTCAGTTGAAGTACCAGCAGTTCCGGCTCCGTAGACGCTGCTATATGCATATGCTTGCTTTGAGTAGAACTCAATAAAGTCGCCAGTGGACTCTGCAACTTCGGTTGCCATGCGGATAAGAATTCCGTAGTTAGTCGCCCCCCCACCACCAGTGACGGACGTTGGAGCCCAAGCGCGAACAATGTCGCTAACGAGGTAGTTAACAGATGCGCCGCGAGTGGTTGTTCCGCTGTTAAGTGTTGCCTCACCGCTCGTCGTAATACCAGTAGTTGTGTTGATATATGCATTGGTGCTGCCTGTTGCAAACGTAGACCACTCAGTGCTATTTGAACCATTCCAGATTTCGTCGTTGCCGTACGTTCCTTCGGACCAAGACTTTGTGATTCTTGAGAACTTTAGATTGCCTGTATTTAAAGTTCCGTGCGTGTCTCGTGTGTAGCCGTTTTTAACGCCATCGTTGCTATTTGCAACTTTGAAATACAGGACAGCGTTAGTAATGCTTGCCATGCCGCTAAAGTCCGCATTAAACCCTAGGGCAGCACGCATGACGTATCCGCCATTCATGCCGATTGGCAAGTGCCAGTCTTGACCCTGTCCAAGGCTGCCGCCGCCAGCGCTATCTGGCTTTAAGATTGCCGAAGAGTCAATTGTTACTGGAAAATATCTTGTAGGCATTATGCGTATCCAAACGAACTGAGTTCAAATTGATTATTTGTTGCGGTTAGGTTGACCTGGGAAACGTTAGTTACTGATACCCACGCTGCAAGCTCGGCAGTTGTTGTCTTCGTAGTAACCACTGGGATTACAAATGATGACAATTCAAACGATGAGTTTGGAATCATATTAGCACCGCCGGGCATTGCCCCAACAGTAATTGCAGTTGCGTTGATACCTTCGCCATCAATAGCGGCCGTAGTGGCGTCGTTGTATACAAGGCGAATTTGCCCATCCTTGATGTCAACCCTTTTAGTAGCGGTACCAGTGGACAGGTTGTAGGTTGCTAGGTCATTCAGCGTCAGGCCAGTAACATCCCAAACAGCGCTCTTTTTGCTGCCGTCCGAGTTGTAGAAAATCATTTCAGAGAGTCCGTTGTCTCCAAGGCGCGAGTTGAACTGGATGTCTCCAGCCTTGATGCTTTCCGCGTTCAGGTTAGTAACGTTTACTAGAGCCGCATCAAGTTCTCCAGCAGTGATTCGGTCGGCAGAGATGCTTACTTCGCCGTCCGCGCTTACGTCAACTTTGTCAATGGCTGCCCGAACCCAACCCTGAACTGTTGTACCTAGGTTGTTTTGGAACTCCGATGACTTGAATAGTTTTCCAAGGGATTCGGTATAGACCATCTGCCCAATCGGATATTGAATATTTGGCAAGAACGTTTCGCTACCACCGCTGGTGATGTAGAACGAACTCGTGTTCTCGGTGACGGTGTAAATGACCTTTGGGACGTTGATGCCAAGTCCGCTGTAGGCGTTGTCAAAGCTGACGTTTACGTCTTCTGGGGTTACGGCAGTGCTTGTGCTTGAGTACCCAGTAATGATTGGATCAGAGGTGGAGACGTCAATGGCGGCAAGTTTGTAGGCATAGAAAGTGCCAGGAACAAGATCGTTATCCGTATAAGACGCGGTTGCTACGTCTGGGGCGGTCGGCTGGGCGGCGCCAGAGATCGGCTCGCTGGTGCTTGCCTTATACCAAGTTCCAATTCTGTAAACCGATCCTGCGCCAGTCTGTGATCCAGTGGTCTGGTTTGCGTAGGTGAATGAATTTGGCGCAGGAACGCTGACGATAGTGAACGACCCGTTATACCCAGCGGGAACAAGGTTCTGAATCACAATCTCATCGCCAGCCAGCAACCCGTGGTTAGATGACGTAGTAAGCGTTGCGACCGACCCAGTTCCTCCTGCCGCAGTGGTTGCCGCTCCTGCAAGGCTTAGTTCTGACCTGAGAACGAGGAATCCACCAAAGGCAGCAGAGTTGATTAGGCTTGTCGGGTAATCCCACTTAACAGAGAGCTGCTTGCTTCCGGCGCTAACGTCTGGCAATGCTGGTGTAACGATGCCGCCAGATGTTGGCTGCCCTGGATACGGGCTTGGCTTTGGCGAAACATATGCAGAGTTCCCAGTGATATCCTGAAGACGCTGCTCAACAAGATACAACGTGTTCCTCTGAAACGCTAGGTCGCCGCCGAGCTGCACCCTGTAGTAGACATCCTGCCCAATAAGATATCCAACTTGCTTTCTGACGATGAGCGCCTCTGCAACGCCAAGTTCATTCCAGACAAACGGAACAACATCGCCAACATTGAGCGGTCCAGAGATGTGCTCAAACTCAAAGGACTTTAGAGCCTGACCCTTCTCTTTAAAGAACTTCCTTGCTGTTTCTAGGGCAAGAGTTGAATCAACAGCATCGTTTGAGACAATAGAGCCCTCAATCCTTTTGCCTCCGTTTTCCCAAACACCCTGAACAAAGTCGTAAGTGTTTCGGTATTGCGTAATCTTTTTTGCCCCAGTAAGAACGTCCACCTCTGTATACGGGGCGAAGAGATAGATCCTGTTTGCGGCCTCTCCGCTCTCTTCTGGGGCGCTTGGGTTCTCAAAGTCACGAAGATCAAGCCCAGAAACAGTGACGTTGTTCCAGTAGGCAAGGTCAGTAATGGTTTGATCGCTAAAGCCAAATGAGCCAGTAATCTTAGTTGCTTGAATATCGGTGTAATAAACACTGTGGCTTGAGGCAAAGGAATCATGGTGCAGGACAATTGCCATTTGTGTTGCCGTGGCGGGGACAATGACGATGCCGTAGTTGCGTTCCCACTGGCTGGCAGTGACATACTTTTTGGAGATTTGATACCCGTGAGCGTCGCCAACAACTGCTCCGGCCCCATTGTAAAACTTGATAACAGGATATGAATTGCTCGGCTGGCTTGCCTTCTGGCGCCACGACCAGAAATACTGCTCGCCGCTGGCTACCGCAATGCGAGAGCCAGAGGCCATCTCCATGTCTTGATGATCGCTTCCGATGTAATAAGCAGCATCTCCCACGCCATAAGGCCCAGTCGTACCGTTGGAACTGAGTGTATAGCTCCCTAGGGTCCAGCCAGTAGATACGCCACCCTCAAACAAGCCATTGCTGACAAGGTCAATCTGATTCTTGGGCTTGACAAAGATGTCAATTGTGAGATTCCCATCGCCATCCAGCGTGCCAGCATTGGCATACGCAACCCCAGTCCCAGGCTTGATCGTTGCCTCAATATTGCTACGCATATCGCCACCCTTGATCGGGGTAGGCGTAATTGTGCCGTCTGCGCTGACGCTTCCAACTGCTGCGCCTGAAGTAATGGTTCCAGATGTTGCCGTGACATAGGTGAATGTGCGCGACGATGGAACGGTTGCAATGGTGTATGAACCGTTCAAGGCCGCATAGCCAGTCGGCCCATTGGTTAGCGTGATGGTAAACGGATGCCCAACGGAGAAGCTGTGGTCGGCTGACAGAGTGATGGTTGCAATGTCCGCAGCCCGTGCTGCAAACGAAACAGCGCGGTTGACGTTCGGGGTTTTTGGGCTCCACTTATATGCAGTGTTTAGGTCGTAGACGTTTGCTGCAAGAATACGGAACCTTGTGTCAAGGCCGGTAGCGTTATCGGTTGTAAGGAAGCCAGGAACAGTCACCGTTCCCGTGACTACGGAACTGATGCTATCTGGAACAGCCTTATATTGCTGAAGGGTCAGTTGGTATGGGCCAGCGCCAGTTACCGCAATAATCTGATGAACCCCGTCATACGTGTCATCACTCAGGTTAACCACAACGGTGTCGCCGATTTGCAGGTTTCGGCTATATGGCGTGCCGACGGCAATGCTGCTAACGGTGATTTTTGCAATGCCGCCAGTCCGTTCAGCAAGGGAAGGCGTAAAGGTGTACGTCTGGCTGGTTAGCACCTGCTTAATGGTTGATTGCGCAAGAGGGGTGTATTCTAGGGATACAAATTCGCTTAGGAGTTCGGTGTAGTCAACCGCCTCAATAGAGCCAACAATTGCACCGCCGTCGCGCTGCTCGGACACTCGAGTGACAACGCCGCCCCAGAGGATAACGTGGGGGCTAACAGAAACATCGCGGATCTGGATCTCGGTGCGTGGTGGAACTTTCAGGCGGTAGTTTGGGTCGGCTAGAGCAGCAGTAATGCGCAATGCCTCAGTAGCGCCCGCATAGGCATTCCAGTTTGTCGTGCTAGATGGCAAGATTGTATAGATGTCAGCGTGCAGGGTTGAAGATTGCCCCTGGTCGTTCTGCTCCCATTCAAGCGTGTCAAACTGGACATGTTTGCTAAAGTCATAGAAGGCGCCCTGGTCCGTTGCCCCAGAAAGCCGAGGCTGGATGTATACCCTCAGAGTTGCCATTTAGGAGAGCCTCCCTCCATTGACTCGGAACTGGCTTGCCTGAGCCTTGGAAATCTCGTTGGCAAGCTTGCGGATGTCATTGTCGCTTCGGATGACGGGATTGTTGACGTTGATTGTAACATTGTTAGCGCCCGCCATAGCCATCCCGCCGCCACCGAGCATGCCCATTAACTTAGAGGAAATGCTATTGTTTAGTACCATGCCATTTGAGCGCGGAACAAAAAGTTCCGGACCCTGCTCACCGACAAGGTGGAGTTGCCCAGCCCCTGTGTAGCCACCGCGTGCCAATCCAAGTCTTGTTAGTTTTGCCTCAATCTGGTTTTGGAACGTAACAAGGTTTTGGAAACCAGTTGTCTTAGAGAAGTATCCAACATCCATCCTTAGGCGACCAGCCACACTTTGCAGTCCAGTATCCTTCGCAAGTTTACCCTCAGCAATGCCCGTGGCAATTCTTGCCTCAAACAACTTAACAAGTACATCTCGTGTCTTAAGGGCATATTTATCCAGTGCGTCATCTGGGTTTGCCGCAGCAAAGACCGCGCTAGTTAGGTCGGCAACCTTCTTGGCTTTTGCCACAAGATAGTCAGTTAGGAACTTGTATCCACCGTTCTCCATTGCATTAGCAAGCTCGCCACCCCAGTTGATATCTGGCATTGTTGGGTTTCCAATGTCGGCAAGGGCAGTATCAATAAGAGTATTCATTGTTGTCAATTGAGTCTGCATCATAGTCTTTGTGATGCCAAAGTTTTTCTCTAGGTCATCATAGAGTTGCTTGACGCGCGCCTCAATTTGATTTTTTCGCTGAGTTGCAGATAGGCTTGGGTTAGAGAGAATATTAGCAATGTCCTGGTTGTAGTCGTTGAACATGTTTTTCATTTCGTCAAGAATGAGCTGTTGGCCCTTCTTGAGTTCTTCAAGGCGTTTCTGGGTAGCCTTAGTCGCAGCAGCCCACTGACCAGAAGCCTTCACTTCGTCAAGAACGAGTTCAACGCCTTCTGATTGAAGTTTGTTGATGTCCTCGGCGTATTTCATTTGCGCTTGACGCATTTGAACGCCACGCTGCAGCGGATCAATAGACTCGTCGTACATGGATAATTGAGCCATTCCAAGGTCATACTCAGCCTCGGCAATTGCCTTAATGTGCTCTAGTTCGCGCTTGCGCTCCTTATCAATCTTGAGGCGCTCCTCAACTGCCTTAACACTCAGTTGACCATTGACAAGATCCTTATCTGTGATAGGAAGGATAGAGTCAAGAAGACCTCGGTATTCGTCAAAGTTACGAACAAGACCCTGAGCATTGGTTGCCTGTGCAAAACCCATTTCCTGCTCAATCTGTAGTTGCTCTTCAAGGGAAAGATTTGCTTCATCAAGACCGGTATATGGATTGACCCTTGAGGCTGGATTGAGAATCGCTTGCATTGCTCCTTCAGCCAGGGTCTGCATTGCGGTTGTGGCAACAGCCATCTCCTGCTTTGCCTTGGCAAGCAGCCAGTTCAAATACTCTTGATTCTTAACAGCATTTTTTTGCTGGTTTACAAGCAAGCCCATCTGGTCGGCAGTATCTTTAACAAGACCCTTAGTTTTGTCGCTCTGTACTATCATTTTAAGCTGATGGTCAATTTGCGCTTGACGCCAATACTTTTGCGTCATTGGGTTTTCCATATCCTTGTTGTATTTCAGCGCCGCAGCATTAAATGCCGCAGCCTTATCTACAACTGCCTGCTCTTCCTCTGGTGTTAAGCCGGTTTCATGAAGCTTGAAGAAACCAGTTCCGAAAAGACCCTGATCAGATTGCGCGGTAAATGATTCGCCTTTGCCAATCTTTGCAGCAGCACCAAGTTTACCTTCAGGCGCAACAGACATAATTTTGTCAAGAGCGACATATTCCTTAGTTGTAAGGGCATTAATGGGTCTCTGGAAATACTGAGACAGCGTTGGAGACGTCTTTTTAGCCCAGTCAGCATTTTTTCCCGCTCTTTCTTCAATTTGCGCATCGTTGATTGCCATAGCAATTGCCGCGCCGGCTGCAATAAATGCAACAGCGGCCAACGCAAGTCCAGCGCTAACACCGCCCATTGCAGTTGTTAACTGAGTAAGTGCTGGCCCCAAAACTGGCATTCCAAGCATGACTGTCTTTAATTGAGCAAGACCCGCTGCAAGCCCTGGGAAATTTGCGGCAGCCATAGCCTTGAGATTTGTCGCAACCATTTTGATGCCACTTGCAAGCTGTGTTGCCATTCCTGCTGGAAGAATGCTCTTCAGGGCGGCAAAGCCAGTCAGGGCCATTCCGACGTTTTGTACAACTCCACCAATAGACGCAACAGCTCCATCTCCAAATTGCATCAAGCCACCAAGCATCATTGATGCCATGCCGATGCCGCCCATGCTGCTTGTAATGCCGCTCATCAGCATGCGACCAACTGGAGCGCCCCTTGCTACGTTTGGCGATGATGGCCCAGGCTTATCTCCAGCAAAATTGATTGGCATCCCGCCAGGGGCTTTTCCGTAAGAGCCGGGAAGCATCGTCATACCCATGCCTGCTGCTCGTGCCTTCTGGGCAAGCATGTCAAACTTAATCATTAACTCATTGATCTTCCTACCGACTAGGGCAAACCCTGCAACAATCTTCCCAAATACAAAAGCCGTTCCAAGGGCAAGGAAGAGTGCGGTGAGTGGACCTTGGAAGAACTTAATCACGCGCAGAAGCTTTTCAATTGCGTCAACGATGAGGTCAATTGCTGGGGTAATTGCCTCTAGCGCAGCAGAAATCGTAACAATCGCAGAACTGCTAAATGCCGAGCCAAGTTCGGCGAACATTGGGATAATCTTTTGCTGGATGACAATGATAAGCGGCTCAAAGTTTGCAACGGTGCTATCAACTGCCGTCCTAAATCCAGCAAAGTTCTGGTCGTACGCAGTTTTTAGCAATCCGAGGGCGGTAGTGACAAGAATGATTTGGGTTAGGAATGGGTTTGCTGTCTGGAATGCAAACACCGCCTTTGTCAGTGCCGCCGCATAAATTAGAGATCGAGCAAAGTCATTCTGCAACAGACCAAGAACAACCTTGATGCCGTTTGCAAGTCCGCCAAACGCTGCTTCAAATGCCATTCCGGTTGCCTTTGTCTTGTCCGAAAGGCCATTAAGCAGATTGGAAAAGTCGCCAAATGATCTTACAACAATATTCATTACTTGCTTGCCAAGAACTGTCAAGGCATCAACAAGGACTGTTACCGCCTTGCCAAACTCAATAGCTCGCTTCTTTACGTCATCCCTTTGAAGGAAATTTCCTAGTTCATATGTTGTATCGCGAATTGAGTTGTAAAGGGGCAAGAATGCGTCGGCGACGAGCGATTGAGATGTGTCAGCAACTGTGCTGAACGCACCAGCAAACGTCTTCGCCTGCTTCTCCATGCCACCGCCAAAGTCTTTTTCAAGACCAGCAAGAATTGCGCGTGATGCTGCTTCTCCTGAGATTTGTCCGTTTGTAGTAAGTCGTCGTACGGTTTCAATTGCGTTGCTTTCAAGTTGATGGAAAAGCGTTTGATATTGCGCTTTGACCATTTTGCGAGAGCCAGAACCATCTGTGGTAATTTCTCGCTTCAATTGCTCTGCGATGTATCGGTATCCACCAATACCAGCGTTTGCGAGCTGCATCATGTCGTTTTGGTAGACACGACCTGCTTGCTTCATCTGCCCAAGCGCATACGTAATACGTCGGAATGCGTCAGCGCCACCACCAAGTGCAGATACTGCGTTACCGACCGCTACGATGCCGCCTTCAAATTTGCCAGTCTCTGTATTCTTTTTAAGAACTTCGTCAAGAGCAAATCCGAATGCGCGCATTCGCAGCGCAGATTCTTGAAGTTCGGCGAAACGGAATGGAGTTACGTTGGCAAACTCGCGAATTGTTCCAATGAGCCCTTTAGCAGCCTCTTCTGCGCTGCCATATCCCATGCGGATGTAGTCAATCTTTGCACTTACATCTTCGCTAAGCGAAGCAGACTTGGACATCCCCTCGCCCATGGCAAGCGCTGCCTTTGATTGATTTTCAAACAACGTTGTAAATCCAACGGTTGCTTGCTCAATCATTGAGTTAAAGCTGATAATGCCGCCCTTTAGGTGGCCGAAGATTTGCCCTAGCTCAGATGCAATCCCTTGAAGAACCTGATAACCAGCAGCCATTCCAAGAACATTTTTAATCTGACCAGTAATGGCATCCTGCTGGCGAGCCATTCCCTGAATTGCGCGACCAGCATTATTTGAGGCGGCGGCAACGGAATTAACCGATTGCGAATACGTTACCTGCGCCGCTGCTCGTTCTTGAACGGCTTGTTTGTAGCGAGGGTTAGATAGTGCCTCCTGCTGGCGAAGCGTCTTGTGAAGGGCTGCTGCCGACTGTCGGTTAGCCTCAACCTCTTGCTGCAACTGAGCAATGACGCTCTTTGGCGCTGCGTTAGATGCTGCGGATGCTGCGGAGGTAGGTGCTGCGGCACCGCTGACTGCTGACTTAGCAGATCCTGCGGTGCTGCTTGCTAGTCGAGAAAGAGCAGAAGAGGCTCGCTCTGCGGATACCGCCAGAGCGCGAAGAGCGTTGCTGGCGCCGCCGTCTCCACCTTGAGCGCCACCGCCAAGGGTCTTCCCAGCAAGTTTGTTGGCAATTGGAAGGTTAGATGCGCCCTCAAGTTCCCGGCGCGTTGGGCGATTGACTGGTCCCGTTGGGTCATAGGACGCCTGCTTAAGCAGCGAGCGAAGACCTCCACCAAGTCGCGCCTGAAGCGCTGCTGCACTTTCTGCTGGGGCAGCCTGCGCTGCAATCTTTGTGGCAGCCTTAGTCGTTGCGGTTGTCTGCTCGGCAACAACCTTTGCGCTCTTTGCAGACTTTCCAGATTCTTCTGCAACAACTTTTGATGCCTTGGCTGTTTCTTGCTTTGCAGTAGACTCAACCTTTGCTGCTTCGGCAGCAACCACTGCCGCGCGGCTGGCATCTGTTCTTGCCTGCGATACCCTTGGGGACTCTCCCCTGTCAATGGATTGTTCTGCAATCTTATCGGCTGCCGCCCTAGGTACAACACTCTTTCCAACTTTCTCCTGAAGATCGCGAACCTGCCTTGCGGCAGATTCAATCATCCCCGTCTTTGTTGGCTTTCCGCCTTCAGAAAGTGTGCCTTGAAGTTTTTCAAGACCAGCCTTTAGCCCGGCTACCTTTGCTGATGCTCCAGTTGCGCTCTCCCCAAGAACTTTTCCAATCGCTCCAGCCCCACGAGTTGGATCAGATAGGGCACTAACGTTTTCCTTAAGCGTAGCAACTTGCCTGTTGAGCGCCTCGCTTGCCGCGCCAACTGGAACCTTCTTTGCCATGCTCTCAAGCTGTTGAAGGCTTGCCTTTGCATCGGCTAGGGCAACTCGGAATGCTTCTGGTGTCTGACCGCCCGCACCGCCCTTGCGTGCATCTTCAACACCTTGACGAGTTGATGCCGCCTTGGCACCTGCGGCAGCAGCCTCGTTAAGCTTTTTGTAGGCAGCAAGAAGCGTAAGAATCTGCTTTTCGGCAGCCTCAAGACTTGCAAGGTTTTTAACACTTGCATCAAGTTCAAGCTGGATTTTTGTGACTTGATCGTCAGCCATTATTCAGCAACTTCGCCTTTACTTCTGGTGACCCAAATTGATGCACAAGGCTCTCAAACGACGAACCCGTGTTTGCAAAGGTGCTGCTGGAACTGCCTGATCGCGGCGACTTGCTCTTTTTCTCCATCTCAGCATCGCGCTTTTCCGCATATTCTGCGAACATCTTGAGCTGAGGGAGAGTGAGTTGGAGAAATTGCTCAGGCGTGAACCCGAAGGCGTCCGTATAGGACGCCATCAGGCCACCCCAATCTATACTTCCCCAGCCGCTTCCGCTTTTCCCTCGGAAACCTCATCAGTCCCGAGAAGCCCGCTGGCTCGGAGCACCTTGTCTACTTCTGTCTGCATCGTCTGCACATTAAAACGCTCGCCGACCTGAAGTTCGGTGATTGCTGGCTCTTCCTTGCGGATAACAAGCCAAAGGATCTTCCGAACAACTCCGAATCGTCCAAGGTCAATCTTGTCGAGTGGCCCGAACTGATCCTCAATCTCCGCTAGGTCGTTAAGGTTGAGTGCTCGCTTTGCCTTAAGTTCTGCTAGATCTGCCATTTTTCTCCCACTAGGCGACATACCATTGGGTAGCCGCAACTTGAACTAAGTCCGCATAAAGGGGTTTCCCTCAACGGGGACGGATGAAGTATACCAACAGAAAAACGCCAGTTGGCGTTATTTATTTTCTGGGTGTTTTAACGGGCCGAGAGCCGAAGCTCCCGACCCGTTTAGGAAAGCCCTAGGCTTTACTATTACGCCTCAATGAGGACAACGGTTGGCTCAACCGTTCCGCCGCTTGACAGGGTCAAGAGCGACGTATCCACAACAGCCATGAAGTCAACATCCTGAACGATGATGTCTTCGCGGGTGAATGGAATGTTTAGCGCAGCCGTGTACGCCTTTGGAAGGTGGATCTTGACCGTCTTGGTTGAGTCATCCGAACGCGAATGGGTAAAGCGAACGTACAGAGGGCGTGGGAGACCCGCGCCAGAAGTCGCTGCCTGACCGCTTCCGCCGGCAACTGCTGGATCAAAGACCATAGTCCCGCTCTCGCCCTGACCGATTGTAAGGAAGGTGTTTGTGCTGTTCGCGTTGAAGAAGTTCTTCAAGCTCGCGACATTGAGTTCAACACGTCGGGCTCGCGCCTCAACCTTACCACCGTAGAAGGCCTTTGCAATAGCGTAGTTGTACTGACCGAAGAATTCCTTTTCCTGAAAATTGATGTCAAACTCGACATCGCCAGCGATCTGACCAATCGTATAAACAGTGGTGTAGCCGCCTGCGGTTGAAGTGAAGTACGACGAGGTACCCTTCGCGCGCCCGCTAACCCAGTATGCGACTTCCAGTACGCCAGAACCAAGGCTAAGCATGTTCCGTGCTCCTTACTTTATGTCTTGATGATGTAAAACCGCATCAACCGTCGGAATTCAAAAGTCTGATCATCGTACCCATCGGCTTCATAAACCTTATGGAGTAGATGCATGACCGTTGATCCCGTAGTGATACGTTTGCGATTTAGCAATGTATCAATCCGCGCCGAGATCGTATTAAGTTCCGTGGCACTGACCTTGCTGGAGACAAGCAAATCCACAGTAATCCGATCAATCGCTAGACCTACATCGCTTCTGCCGTTAAGGACGGCAACCCTCACGGCGGGAAGATTTGACTTCCCTACGTGGGCGATGGGATAGACTTTCTTGTCCGTAGCCGTAGCAGCCAGAAGCCCCTGGAGAGAGCTATCGCCGCTCAGCGTGGAAAAGAGAGCCTCATACACACCAACCATGCTGCAACTTTACGACTGTTGCGCTAAATCATCAACCCTCTTTGGTTCTACGCAGATGTTTGTTACATAGACAATAGCCGCAATTTGCGTAACAATCCTTCTTATGGCGAAATCACAAATCCCTGACGACCTTGCCACCTCCCAGGAGGAGGTTGTCGCCCTAGCCTATTGGAGGGGACACATGGACGCCCGTATGGATGACCTCTCACGAAGGGTTAGCAATATTGACGAAAAGGTCAATACCATTCATGAAGTTGTGCAGAAGATTGCCTCCGATATGAACGCCAAAGAAGCAACCGAGCAGCAGGCAAAAAGCGCCATCCGATGGTTGCTTCCAGACGCAACTGTTGCTATTGCTGTTGGGCTTGGCATCCTTGCAATTGTGCTGAGGTTCATCCCTTAACCCTCCCCACACAAGTTGTGTGCACGGGCTTGTTTTATCTTATTGCCGTGGTATGATCTCCCCTGTGAGGAATATAGTCCGTCATACTATTGACGGAGGAAGGGGAGATTATGTCGGCAAGCAATAACCTGTTAGGCGAGATTCGCCAACTGCAGGAGAAGAAGCACCACGGAGCCTCCTGCAGCGTTCGGGCGCTTAAGCGCAATCTGGACAAAGAGGCGCTGGCAGCCCTCTCTGAGGCATTTGCCGAGGAGACTATTGACTCGGTCACTATTGCTACGTGGCTGACCTCAAAAGGTCATAAGGTCAATTCGTGGACAGTCAACCGTCACCGACGTGGCTTGTGCTCGTGTGAACAGCGATGAGTGAATTAGAGAAGCTCAGGTCGGTTCAATCCGCCAAGGAAAATGCTCGTCGCCCAAGGAAGGATCACCCAGAGGGCTGGGAGCCGGGCGTACGCTGGGATCAGAACAGCCGAAGTGGTGATATCACCGTCAAGCAGAATGGTCCACGCCCAGACTGGGATTCCCTCCTCCGTGAGTGGGGATTTGACCCAGAGGAGTTTGAGATCTCGGATGACACCATCCAGTTCCGAACGTGGGATGCCAACATCGGCGATGGGAATACCCAGCGTTTCTATTACTATCGAGCAACAATCCGCACACGGCAGGACCGTCCTGATACCGATGTCAATGCGCTGATTGCTGAGATCAAGAAGCACAAGCCGATCACCGTCACTTCTGGTGGCGACCGGGCATTTGTCATTGCCATTTCTGACACGCAGATGGGTAAGGGCGAGGGTGGTGGCTCCGCTGGCGTTGTTGACCGATTCATTCGCGGTATTGGGCTTGTTGAGCAGCGCTTCAAGGAACTTGCAAAGGCTGGGCGTTCGTTTGACCGAGTGGTTGTGACCGGTCTTGGCGATCTTGTTGAGAGCACCGATGGGCACTATGCGATGCAGGGATTCCAAGTGGACCTAGATCGCAGGGAGCAGGTAAAGGTGATGCGCCGATTGCTTGTGAAGGCATTGGAGCGCTGGTCAAAACTTGCCCCCAAGGTCATCGTGGCTGCCATTCCCGGCAACCACGGTGAGAACCGCAAGAACGGCAAGGCGTACACCACTTTCGGGGATAACGATGATGTAGCTGTATTTGAGCAAGTTGCTGAGATTCTTGCAGCAAATCCAGAGGCATATGGTCACGTGTCTTTTGTAATGCCAGATAACGATCTGACCATTACGATTGATGTGCACGGCACCATCATTGGTCTCGCCCACGGGCATCAGGCACGGTCTGGTGGGGCTGGTCCGATTGCCAAAGTGGCAAATTGGTGGAAGGGTCAGGCATTTGGCGAGCGACCAACTGGGGACGCCACGCTGTTGCTAACTGGGCACTTCCACTCGCTGCAGGTGGCCACACATGGGCACAGGACGCATATTCAGGCGCCATCGCTTGATGGTGGCTCTCAGTGGTTCACTGAGATGACTGGTATTGAGTCTCCAGGCGGTTTGCTTACTCTTACGGTTGGCGCAGACGGCTGGGACGATCTAAAGGTTATTAACTGCGACTAGCGACCCGATCTGATCTGTCGCGCTAGGCGATTCCGAACTTCTTTATTGAAAACCTGAGCGAGATCAGCGCTCAGGTTTTTCATTGTCTCCGTTCGGTCAAATTCATCTATACCCTCTGCAAAAAACCCGTATCTTGCTTCAACGCGGGGGAAATAACGTTCTCCTCCTTGGGATGGGTCTTGCGGATCAGCACCGTAGGTAACGCTAAAGTGACCTCTCCGACCCCGATTGCGCTCAAAGATGCTATACGGAGCACTTTCTGATACCAATGCTTTTTGTAGGCGACCAGTTTTGACTGGCGTACCAGCGTTCTCCGCCATGCTTCCCTTTGGTCGAGTGCGATGAAAAATCTCAGCAAGGCTGGTTCCGTACTGCACCCCGTATACTGCTTCCTCAAGTTTCTCAAAGGCAATATCTTGCATTCTTTCAATTGCGCCTAGAGAGGCATCGCTGCGCAGCGCTTTGCTAAGATTCTGCAGCTCGCGAACCATTCCCTCAAGCCCAGAAATGGCACCCCTAGAGCCGATTGTGGCGCGTGCCATTATCGCTCTACTCGCTGCGCCTTCACAATGACATGATGGTTAAGCGTTTCTTGCGCAATACCGATAAACGTAAAGTCATATCCGTCCGCCCGGAGGATATCGGTCTGAACTGGACGGTCATCGCCCGTTAAAAACGGCAACCAGAATCGGTAGACCTCGTACTCCGAATACCCAGTATCTGCACCATTGAACGTGCCTTGCTGTTGCTGATAATGCCCCAACTTAGTCCAAACAGTGGTTGTGGAGATCGTTGGGGTGCCGTCAGCAGCGTGACCAGTTTGACCTACCCGAATAAGTTGGACCGAGGTCCTGAATCCCGGCAAGGCCATTATCGCACCGCAAGGAAACGATAGTTATCCAACATTGTAAGCGCAGCATTTGGGATGGCTCCGGGCAGAACGCCGCCCTTTGCGGGCATTGTTCCTTGCATTTCCATATCTCCGACGCGAAGTCTGGTCAAGCCATTCATACCTTGCTTTGCAAGGCTATCCTTGGCGATGAGATCAACGGTGATAAGCGCAATTGCATCTTTAACATCACTTGGGATGTACTGATACCCGTGCGTGTAGACAATCTCTGCAACTGGCTCAATCAGCCCAAGGGCTACAATTGCTGGGAAGAGGGAATATGTGACCGTTGCGAGGCTTGTGACCTCAACGTACCCACGGTCTGAATTAACAAAAACATCTGCAACCGTAAAATGTGCGTTCTGTTGATTACTTACATAGACGCGGAAGTCAGTTACTGCCACAATTGGCTTTTGGCGCGGGTAGACACGACGAGTCTTCTGCGACCAGTTATGGCGCTCAGTAGTCTGCTTTAGGGCAAAAGAATAGCCAACGTATGAGTCAACCAGCCTAGAGGCAATTCCAATGAACGAGTCAATAGTGGCGTCGGTCAGCGGGTTGCCAGATGGGTCGCTAAGGTCGCCCATTTGATAGGAGCGGAACTCCTCGGCAGTGAGGTACCCAAGTGAGCGCCCAATAATCGTCGTATACGACCCCGCAGCGCTCGTTGAACTGTTAATGAGTCGGTAGGTGTGGAACTGCCCATCTGCCGCGCCATCGTCGTCGTAGGTATAAGCGCTGACGTTTGGTACAAGGGTAATAACCTGACCAATATTTGCCCATGTCCCAGTGCGGGCATCGGCATCTGCCTTGGTGTTCGCCCTGCCGATCTCAATTTTGTTGTAAGATACGATCTGCGTGGCGATATCTGAAACAGGGATAGTCAAACGAATCATACCTAGATTGTCGTCAAAAGTAAGCCTTTCGTCTACGGCTAGACGATCTGCTAATCTAGGGGCATAGGCAATATATAGGGAGGCTTAAATGAGCAAGAAGTCTAGGCAGAATCGGGAAGAGCAGCTTGCGCAAGAAGCGGCTGCAGATGTCCCAATGCCAAAAATCTACGTTTCAACCCCTTCTTTGGATGGGAATATGAGTTGGGGGTACGTAAAGACTGTTCTTGATATTCAGCGTACCTGCATCAAGTGGGGTATGAAATTTGGCTGGCGAGTAGTTTGGGGAAACTCAATCTTGCCCCTTGCTCGGAATAAAATTGTCTCGCAATTTATGGCAAGTGGTTACGACTATCTTGTAATGCTTGATGGCGATATTGAAGTTGACGCAAAAGACGTCATTGGCGCTGTTGTTAGCGGGAAGCAATTTATTGGAATTCCATGCTCAAAGCGAGCGATGGATGTTGAACGACTTCAGCAGTTCACTATCGCCGCAGGACCGGAGGCACCTGCAGAATCTCTTACATCATATTTTTGTGCCCCAAACTTTGTTGTTGAGGTTGGTATGAATGACGGACTTGATGAAGATGCCAAGGCGCTAAACCTTGTTAAGGCGACAAAGGTTGGAACTGGCTGCGTCATTTTGCACCGATCAGTATTTGAAAGGTTCCAAGAAGCATTCCCTGGGCGATCTTATCTTGAGCCAGATGGAGTTGGGGAAGAAGCCAAGGCTAAGCCACCGATTGAATCTTTTGAATATTTCCGTTACACCCTTGACGATAAAAAGTTCTTTATTGGTGAGGACTTTACGTTCTGTAACGATTGGCTTAGCACTGGTGGTGATATTTGGCTAAAGGTTGATGCGGTTACCCGACACTATGGGACAACCCATTTTACTTTTGACGCTGGCGCACTTCAGCCGCTGGCCAGTAAGCTTAGCCCTGAGGATATCGCTTCTTAACAACCCTTCGGCAGCCCATATTGATGGCTTGCGATAGGTTCTTTCTGTGGATCATTGCCTTGCCATTGGAGAAATTGTAATATTGACCATCTGGGAATGAGATAAGACCCTCAAAAGGCCCACGGACCTCAATGCGTTGCATCGGGTCGTATTCTCTTGCCGCCATTTGGGCAATCTTTTTGGCTGCTTGGTAAAGTCGGTTATCGTCCATGCTTATAAAATAGCAGAGGGCTGGCATTTCTGCCAGCCCTCTGCTCATCTAGGCTCCTAACGGAGATTAGACGGTTACGCGGATCTTCGCGTTGAACTGTGGCGCCTTGTTTGAGAGACCAAACATTACATACATAATGTAGAGTCGCGAAAGGGCACCGTTGACCCCGACTGGGATCTCAAGGGTCGTGATGCTATCCGCACCGAGGTACGGCATGCTCCACGCATCCTCATCAATGACGTACATATCGCGGTAGTTCGCCGTCGTTGGCGACGTTACCGTGTACGAGCCGATGGAATCGCCCGCAACCGCAAGGATTGGGAGCGCGCCAGCAGCGGTAACAACCTGGCCGAACGTCGCGCCTGCAGCCTGATCGGTCTGCGCTGGTGCGTTGTAGCGGACAAGGTTCGTCAGCTCGTTTACGAGACCAGCGTAGTCCGTTGGCGAGCAAACGATTGCCGATGGGTTACCACCGTTGTCAAGGATTGAGCCAACAGCGCTGTTAATCGTGGCGAGATAGGAAGCAGTTCCCTTCGTCGCGATAATGCCCTGTGCTGCAGCCGAACCCAAGAGCTTGCGGAGACCGTCAAACCCGTTCGCGTCATACGCGCCGAGCTCGGTGGTCGCGCCTGCACCCGAGGTGACTGTGGCGTTACCCTGGAAAAGAGTCTTCTGAAGCTTGTGCGCAATGGCGGTTACGCCAGAGGCGAGCTCCGAAGAAAGACCGTTGAAAGGCGAGCCACCCTGCGTAAGGGCGAACTGGCTCTTCAGCGTGATACCACGGCGGGTCGCAAGCACAGCGACGTTAGTCGTCTGGCGAGCGTAGGTCGCGGCGTCATCGGTTACGGTACCGGTCTCCGTCTGGAAGACTGCGTCACCGTAAGCGGTCTGCTGGTTGAACGCGTGCACAAGACCGTTTGCCGGCTCCTTGCGAATGCGCTCAAACATTGGGAAGCGCTTTACGAACAGCGAATAAAGGATTGGCTCAAGGTCCTGACGGATAAGAGCCGCACCACCGCTGGCGTCCAGCAACTTGGTGATGTTTGGATTGGCTGCCGCAAGGCGATTGAGGATATCAGCCGAAGCCTGCTTCCCCGTCTCGCGACCGGCCTGAATGTCAAGGGCCTCACCGAGTTCCGACGTGTTCATCTTGCCAAACTTCTTGCGAAGTTCGCGCTGAACAGCGTATGCCTCGGCAACGTCCAGATTATCGCCACCCTCTCGGCTGACGATTGCGGTGT